ACATTGAATAAGAATAAAAATATTTACCACCCTCACCACTTGGAACTGTAAAACGATAATTACTACTACTATCATATGCAGAATCAGTATCCCATTCTTCTGTATCAAAGTTAATTTTTGTCCAAGTTCCGTCTGCAATAGTTTGATTACTTCCAACTTTAGTAAAGAAAGCAGGTGTGTTATCACCACCTACTGTACCAAAAGATAATGTGCCACTACCATTTGTTGTTAATGCTTGACCATTACTGCCGTCTGAAACATTTAATTGAGTAATACCAACTGAATTTGCAGAAGGTTGAGATGTTTGTTTTACTATGTTTAAGTAATGAACTTCTACGACATCTGAACTGACAAGAGTACCACCAAGAGTCAATGTTTTGTTGCCTGTTCCACCTACTGAATAGTTTGTGCTATCCTGTTTTACAAAATTAACAAATACAATGATGTCGTTTTCTGAAGAAATATCGTGAGTTAATGTGACTGTAGTTCCTGTGGTAGAAGTAAATCTATCTAGCAGACCACTTGTAAATCCTGCTTCTGGTTGTACTCCAATATAACCCATATAAAACCTATGTTATTTCTAAAATGCTCAAACAAGCATCTATTTTACCTGCAACAGAGCAATCAATCTTAATCACATCAGTTGCCTTAACAACTACTTTTCCACCAGATAAAAGTTCAAGTGGTGATCCTACAGGAACTGAAACATCTTTTGCTAAAAATACAGTTTCATTTGTTTCTGTATCTGAAGTATCTGAAACTAATTGAACACTAGCTGTCACCCCTGTTGTATGGATATTACAAAGTATAAGACCAATAACAACAGTCGTAGTGCTTGAAGGAACTGTGTATAAAGTAAGGGGTGTGCCAGACGAACTAGGCATACTGCCATTAGTCTTAACCTTGAAAACATTAGCCATGTTTTACTCCTATCCTAACGCAATCGCTAATGGTAAAGCATTAGGATCAGTTTCCGAAATTGTACCTGTCACAGATGCTGTACTTGTTATTGCGTTGCTTGTTATATTAATACTAAATAATTCAATGTTATCAGATCCGTCATTTATTTTAATTTTTAGAAATCCACTTGTTCCACTATCAACCCAGATCGTGCCTTGTGCTACTGATGAAGGTGCAGAACTACCAATGTGTGCTGTATTCAATGCACCAAGGATATTGTTTAGTTCAGTTCTAAAAGCTGAAAATCCTTGATTTGCTAATGAAACATCTGATACTTGACTCATGTAATAACCTATAAATGATTTTTATGTGCTTTGCAAACCAAAACCTTTAGAAATATAATCAAATGTTCTATCAACAGCAGATCCAGAAGAATTAAAAAAGTTTATAGTAAATCCAGATCTTGTCTTACTTGTGATTGTATAGAAATCTCCTGTCTGCATATTTTGTGTAGCAATACCCACAGCAGGTACATCATGGAATGGATTTGTATATGTAATTGTTTTTGTTCCAGAAGATGTAGCTAAATCATTTTCAGAGAATGTTCTCTCTTCCATATTTAATTTTATAGCTATACTTTTGACATTACTTGATGTTTGGGCATCATCATTAGTCAGTTTCAATCTAAATTTAGCAAACTTAAATTTGAATGTAGCAGATTGTGTAATATCAACAAAAGTGGTGCAATCTGCCAAAGATGTTGTAGATGTTGCTATTTGTACTCTGTGAAAAGCTGTTAGTTGTTCATTACCATCAAAAGGTGCTTTTGCTTCATCAAATAATAATGCACCCCTTCCACTATCAAATTTATCGTATGGGTTTTCTGCATCTAAAGTTATCGTTGGCTCTAAGTTTCCATCAAATATATTTGTCAAAGAAAGAGTATTGGTAAAGTTATAAAAACCCTTTGCATCTCTATTTGAATTAAAATTATTAGGATTTGATGATGTATCTGTACCACCTAATTCAAAATCACCTTCAACACTATCAAAGTTTCCTGCTGTATCATCAAAGTTTGTGACTGTATCAAGTGTTAAAACTGTATCGCCAGACTCATCTATTTTAACAGCTAATGGAAAAGTGCTATCCATATTTGTACTAGCTGTAAGAATATTAGGTGTTTCTGTAAATGTAAGTATTTGTTTGTATGCTTGAATATCAGATATGTTGGTAGTGACTATACTTGGTTCTAATGATGAATTACCATTTTTATCTATTGCTCTAATTAAATATGATCCTGTTCTGGCAGGAACTATGGCATGATCGCATTTTCTTCTTACACATCTAACTAAATTAGTTGAATTTATCCAATTAGCACCTGTAGTCACATTTTGATATCTAATATCATAAAATGATATATCTAGATCTGTGTTCGCTGATGGTGGTGTCCATGTCAGTTTCATATGATCTTGTCCATGTAATTCGACTGCAAAATCTTCAACATTTGATGGTGCATCAACACCACCAACAATATCTCTTGTAGCTGTAATAAATGATGATGAAACACCTAAACTATTTACTGCTTTTGCTCTGACAGAGTAGTTTTGTCCATCAATAACATTTAACATTTCATAATTTAGTTCTGATCCTTGACCAATTAATTTAAATGCACTTTCAGATGTTTTCTTTGCCTCTACAATATAGTTTTGAACAAAATTGTCTGGTGATGCACCAATAAGAATATTTAATCTTGTTAAAACAACACCATCACCATATTCAATCAACTCATCTGTCAATGTTATTGATGCAGGTGGTTGTACTGTAAATGGGTTCGGTAAATTTGTATCTGGTATCGTTGCAGGTGCAGATTGTGTTTCGAATGTATAAAAGCTGTCTTGATATTCTACTAATCCTAAATCTACTGTATAATCATTATTGATAGCCATATTCATAATCCTAAATTTTTTGGTACTCATACCTGTCACTTCTTCTGTGACAGATACAATATCTCCTACAATTAAATTAATTGCTTGATAATTTGCTTTCAAAGAAACAGACAAACTATTTCTTGATCTTAAAAGTGCAACTCTACCCATTTCTTTAGCTTGATGTATATTTGTTATTGTTGGTAATGCTAATCTTCCTTCTTGTAATAAATTATTATCTTCAGTTAAAAGTGATGAATGATTTGTGTCATAAACAACAGTATCACTTTGAAAGTTTTTGTCTGGATTAGTAAAATCTATTAGCATTCTATTAAATTTGTTGTTTTTTCGTTCTGAAGATACTTTGATACCACGAATTGTATTATCTTTTGTAAGTGTTAATTGACTTGTTCCTGTAGTTTCTACCACAAGTTTATATTTTCCTTGCGAATAGCTAAGTAGTCCACGCATACCTGTAAGAAGTTTTTTAACATTATCTATAACTTTTGCTTTACTATCTAATACTGCATTACATTCGATTAATTTGCCTGTTGTAGATCCATGATAAGTCACAGTTGCATCACATACTTGCGAAGCTGTAAAAAATGATGGAATGTCAATAGATGACAAAGATACACCTTTACCAAAAGTAGAATTTCTTAAATAATCTATTAGAATAAATGCAGGGTTGCTTGAAAATTGCCCTGTTGTTTCATTATCACTACCATCAAATGTTGATATTTTCCTACCTTGAACTTTAGCTTGAATTTTTGGTATTCCAGAATATTTATCTCTATCCCATGTAATTCTGAAAGCTAAATAGCAAACCCCCTTCAGGCGATGATTAGATCCCCAATTCGATAAAGTAGTAAGCAAAGAACTTGCAACTTGATCGTCTGCACCAAAAAAGGGTTGAACTTGTATTGTAGTTCCAAACCTTGAGTCATTTGATGTTATTGTAGTACCATTAGAAATACTTGATGCAAATGTGACTGCACTATCATCAACTCTAATTTCTGTAATATTATTGACCTCTCCTTCACATAAAACTAATGCACCATATAAATACTGATTATCTGTTCCAGATGTTTGTAAAAAAACTCTTGTGCCACCTAAGAGCCTTGTTCCATAAACAACAGGTATATTTGCATCATTCGATTGTTTATTTACAAGTATTCCTTTTTGCTCTTCTTGATTGAAGTTTGATAAGTCTGGAACATCTGGAATTGGAATAAGCCATGAAATGACCTTTGTAAAAATTTTTTGAACACCTTTGACTATGTCATTAAAAAAACCCATTATGATCTACCCCACTTTAAATCATCTAATGTTAAAGAAGCAAACTCAAATCCTAAATCTCCTGTAAAAAATCTTTGCTGTGAACCTGTATTTGTTTTTCTACCCTGCACTCTTGAAAAGTCTGCAAAATGTGATGAGCAATTCAATATAAGAATAGCTTTATCCGTATCAATGCTAAAACTATCAAGAAAACCTTTATCATATGTAAAACTATCTATTATTGCATCTGAACTATTAAGAAAAGCAATATCAATATTTACATTATCATTACTGACAACATTATTAAGTACAATAGATATGAAGGAGTTATCTGCACCAGATAATTCTACTTGAAATTGGCTTGTATCTATTTCTGAATTTTCTGCTTTTGTAGTAATAGAAAGTAAATGCCCACTAGCTGTGTATGTGTTTGAATTAAATGTTATGTCTTTGTAATGGTTTGTAATTCTTTGAGGTGTTGGAAAAAGTATCTCAACCAAAACAATAGGTTTAATATTTTGGTTTTGTAATTCAGTTGTAATACTACTTGAAAGACCTCTAGGCATTAAATAGCCTCAATAAAATCTACTTCAAATCTAAATGTATCAAGATTGTCTGTTGAGAACTGTTGTAAATCATTTGTCAGTCTAACAGTAAATTCGACACCATCATAAGTCACTACAGCATTGTCAGAAACAGCAGATCTTAATGGTGGCTCTATTGTAATTGTTGCTTCATTACTACCATCTGCTGTCACATCTGAAACAACCATGTAAACTTTGTTGTGTCCTGCAAAACTTACCAAATCACCTGCATTTAATGTCCCTGTCATAGCATCAACAGTTATTGTTGTATCTCCTGCTGTGTGAGAATTTTTTACTAAAACAGTACCAGATACATTTCCTTTTGCATTTTTAAGATCTGGTAAAGATATTTGGAATGTTTCTTTTTGTGATCTTTGTTTCATAATGAAAGCAATAACAGGTGCAAAATCTAATCTGCTCATTGGTGGATATGTTGCAGAAAATTTAAATTTTTGACCATCAACTTGTGTGCTAAATATTTTGCCACTATCAGTCATTGATGTTTTTGTTTTTTGTTCAGATGCAAAATTTATTGATCTAAACTCTGGTGATGTAGGGTAAGTGCCACTCATTATATTATTGCCTCTTTACCTTGACTGTTCAAAGCATCATTAATTATATTTACTACAGTTGCCCTTCTTTTACTAAGTAATTCATCAAATCCTTCAGTATCATTAGCTAGAATAGTTATGTTTACATTTGTTGTGCCACCAATTTTGTTATTTGGTACTATAGTTCCTGCTTGATCTGGTACAAAAAGTTCTGCACCTTTTTCTCCAACTATTGATGGTTGTCCTACAGGTGGTCTGCCACCTCTCTCAAAACCTTTGATTTTATTTACTAATGCTAGACCACCTGCAATAACTCCACCTGCTAGTACAAAATTTAATGGTGGTGGTGCAGATTTAAGTGCAAGTGTACCTGCTTGATAAACATTTATTAAAGAATCTCTGATAGCTTTTGACTTAAATAATAAAGATGCTTTATTTAAAGCAAACTGAACTGCTTGTCCAATTAATGCTTCTACTATGGCTCTCTTAACTGCAACCTCAAAACCCTTCATATCAAGTTTTCCTGTCATAACAAAATCGGTGAGAGAATCTTTGAGTTTAGTAAATGCGACTTCACCTGCTTTTTGAAAGCCATCAAATGTATTTTCATTCATGGCATCTTGGAAACCTTTTTTAAATTGTTGTAAACTGTTTAATTGTTCGTCAATATTACCTCTAAATTTTTCATTGAAAGCATCTAATTCAAATCTAAAATTTTCCATAGTCATTCTTGCTTCATCTTGGACAAAAGATAAATTTGAAGTTGCTCTCGCATTTGACTCCAACATATTTGCATTAATATTTAAAGTTTGTTGTTGTTTTACTTGTTCTTTATTAAGTTGATTTAATATATTACTTTGATTACCAAAAGTTTTGTTGTAGGAATGAGCATCTTGATCTGCCATTATCATTGTGCTTTTTAGATCTTTTAATGCTTCATTTTGTTCTATGTACTTATCTGTGACTACCTTAACAGAAAAACCTTTACCTTGTGAAGGTTCAGTAAATTCTATTAACTCATTAATTTCTTCTAAAGTTTTGACACTTTTTAATAATTCATCTTGTGGTAAAGTTAGAAGTGACTCCATAGCCTTTTCATTTTTTACTTCATCTATAAAATCGTTTACTTTATCAAAGAAAAAAGAAACACCTGCAAGTGCAACAGCACCTTTTTTACCAAATAATAATGCACCAACCAAACCAACATTTCTTACAAAAGGTGGCAATGAAGTAAAACCATCAATCATGCTTCCAGAAGCATCAGCAACAGTTTTAACAGCAGGTGCTAATGCTTTTACTGTGTCAGAAGTTTTACTTATTGCACCTGCAAAATTTTGCCCAATGGCAGTAGCTATTTCTTCTATTTTATCCTCGTTATCTTCTAAAAATTTATTTAAATCACCAAATTCACCTTTTAATTCATCAAAAAATCCTTCTGCTACATCTTTTTGAAAATTAAAGAACTTATCACCTAACATTGATATAGTTCCTTCTAGTGTTGTTGCTAAATCTTTAGTTGCACCTGCAAACCTTCCATTACCAGAAAATAATTCTTCAAATCTCGCAACTGTTTCTTCTGCTGTGACTTTAGCACCCTGTTTAAATCCTAATAATGCTCTTACACCTCGTTCTCTAAAAAGATCTGCTGATCCAATTCCACCTGCAAATGCTCTTTGTATTTGTGATGATGTTGTTTCAAAATCAAGTCCTGTGACTGATGCCACATTACCTGTAATCTCTAAAACTCTATTAAGATCGTCTGCATCTTTGGAAACAACAGCAAGATTTCCAGATGCTCTAGAAATTTCTTCTAATGAAAACGGAACTGTACCTGCAAATTTTGCAAGATTATCAAATGCTTTAGAACCTTCTTCTGCTGATCCAAATAAGAACTTAAATCTAACTTGTAAACTCTCAACTTCTTTACCAACATTAACAAATGATTTTACTACTAAACCTGCACCTAAGCCTACAAAAGCAGATCGCAAACTGAATACTGCATTTTTTACATTCCCTAATCTTTTTTGAACACCAGATAATGCTTGTTTTGATTTATCTCTAGCAAGAATATCAATATGCAATTTTTCAGTCATTATCTTCTTTTACCTTGCATCTTTGCTTTATTCAATGCTTTTTGTTCTTCTTCGTGTTTTAATGTGTAATATGCTATCCAAGTATCAAATTCTTCTACAGGCATCTGTAGAATTTCACCAA